GCCCGGTAAACATTGATTGTATCAACGCAGGTAGATGATGTGAAGGTGACTGAATCAACCTTTCCTTCTATCAACGACCTCAGTCCTGCTGTGTCGGAAGTGAGCGCAAGTGTTCCGGCCCTGTTTGGAAATTGATAAATTCTCTGAACACTTACCGGTATGGAATCAGTCCTCATACTTGCCGTTCCGGTGTTAACCATGTTCACATTGATACCATCTATTACTTTTAGTGATGTATGCCCATTGAAAATATTAACCCAGTCATGCGTAGTACTCATTTCAATGAATTGCGTACCGTTATCAAAAAGCATATCAGCAGGTGCAGCACTATTCGTGAATGTTAAAGTGTTGCCGTTTAAATCAAGTATTCGCTGCCCCGTAAGTGTTCCGCTGCTGTTGTAAATATTCGCACCGGTGCCTGATCCTCCTGCAATCTCAGTCCAAAAAGTACCATTACCGACAAAGAATCGTACTCCAATCCTTGCGATACCTGTTTTATTTCTTACCGTATCCGATGGAATCCGGGCAACAGAATCTGCCCACATTTCAGTCATTTGTATCCCACGCCCTGCATACTTAAAAGGCTTTTGACCAAAAGTAGTGATTGAAATAAAACTAACTATTAAGAGGAATAGCGCACGTGTCATAATTATTTACAGTTTTTAATGTTGCCGAAATTTTAACCCCGGCTAAAAAATCTTCAAACTTTTCCAAAAGAACCTCAAAAACAAAATCACCATCTATCAGCCAATCATTAACCCATGATTGCTTCAATAAAGCAGCAATGTCATTTGCAATTTCCAACTGATCGCTTACCACATCAACTTCAAACTCACCATCCACCCCAGCACGATCTAAAAACCATATTTGCAAATCAAAACTTTTGTACCCCGGCTCCAACCCGCCGGCATTCATAGAAAAACAGCATAGCGGAAAATCAGGGCTTTCTTCCCGGAATATCCATTCGTTTGGAGTGTTGAACACCACCTTTTTTATCATCGCATGGCTTTGCAATATCCCTTGTACCGCCAGCTTTATTTGTTTGTACGTCATGCTTCAAAATCTTTTCAATAAATTCCTTTTTCTTAAAACAGGTCCTTATTCGCATATTTTAAATGTATATAAATTCAAATCTTTCATCCGATGTTGCAGCATCACCGGTAGGTAGGGTAATGATATTCCCTACTCTTTGCAACTGCATTGTATCTGCTGTTACAGTACTTACTAATTCCCTCGAAACTCCTGCCCTTACTGCAAGAATAACATTCCTTCCTTCAATAGATGGTGAAGGACTGAAAGTAGTTTCACCGCCCGTTGCTTTATAAACAGATGCACCCGGATGGCTGAATGTATTTGAAGATGCAGGAGGGCAATACTTTTCCTCATCACCTAAATATATCGGGCATTCATAACCCATATTTACAGGCTTCACAATATCCCATCCGCAACCCGGTGAAGCGTATTCCTGAAATAATGTGTAATTCGCTTTCAGATAATTAATCAATGCCTGCTTATAATTTTCTGCAATGTCCTGGTAATAGCTTCCTACATAATCCAATTCATTCTTTCCCGGTGCATTGCTGTCATCTGCTGTTTTCTGCAAAGCGCCTTTGGCGTAAAATTGATAACCCATTGATATGGGCAGGTATGAAATTGTTGACCAAACTAAACAATCAGTAATATAATTATTGAGCAAAATCGTTTCGTTTGCATTCAGGTCATTATCCCGAATCCCGTTCTGTAATCTTTTGTACAAAGTCGAACCGAGCGCAGGAAGTACAAATAAATCTTGCGCAACCTTTATCATTGGGCGCAACTGCTTACCTCCATCAATAGCGTTACTGATACCTGTCCTTGACTTTATTGTATTCTCGTCAATAAATAAAATGTTTGCGCTCATTACTTTTTTATTAATACGTTTGCAACCCACCGGTGACGGCATGAAGGAGAATGCTCACCATCGGGCATTGTCCACCATCCACCGGCACGATCAAAAACAGAATACCCTACCCTTTGTGAAATCGTTTCAATATCAGATCTCGTGTAGAACTTATCCAAACTCATCAACCTTTTACAGAAATCCCGTGAAGGATGTGCGGCTGAATTTCTCTCTCCATAAGGCACCTCGCTTTTCCACTCGTAAGAATACCGCACAAGTATTTTTGTACTTGCAGGCTTTACTTCCTGAATCTCACTCAATGGTTTTGTAAGCGTTCTGATGCCGTCTTTTTCCTTTATGTATTCGTTGGTTACTAATTCATCCAAAACAGATTTTACCAACTTCAAATCTTTCCCTGTAGCTTCTGCAATGGCTTCAGGTGTAATTTTCTTGTCCTTTGAAATTATTGCCAAAATATCAGAACTTAACTTGTCAAGTTTTGCAATCTCAGCAAATGATTCCTGTATGTAATCGCTTTCTTTTTTGAAATCAAATTGATTCAGTAAAACGAAATCTTTGCGGCTTTCACCGAAACTTTCGAATATCTGAATCGGGTCCACGCCGGAAAACTGCTGCACTTCATCACCCAAAAAGGCAATCACATCCTCATCGCTTAAAGCATACCCGCTCTTAAGCATTGATACAGCCGCTGCACGGGTAATCTTTCCAGCTTCAAACTGCCTTACAATTCTGTTTATGTTCTGCTGCTGCCTTCCGGTTAAATTCTTAATATTGTCGTTTACGGATGTTGCAACCGGCTGCACCAATTCGGGATAGTCTTCAAGATTGATTCCCATTTTATCCAAGAAGTATTTTTTTGGCAACCCAAGCGTTGAAATTATCTCAGGGGTTACCTCAATCCCCAAAGGCTCTGTAGGAACTATCTTCGCAGGAAGATTTATACCTGACAGGATGAATAAACCGCTGAAAATTTCCTCATGTATCTTTTGCCGGTCACTTACATAAGTGTTCTTGAAGATCTCATAAGCGTCACGCAATTCAGAACGGCCTCCTAACTGACCTTCAGTTTTTATACCAAAAAGCATTGGTGAAGTCACCTGATGGCTTGCGAATATTTCCTGCTGAATAAGAAGATTGATATTCGTAAAATCCTCTTTTGTAAGTTGGCTCGTTCCCAAATCGGTAACTGTTACCGCATTTGCCGGATTCTTATTGAAAGCAACCATGAACTTATCCCCTTCGCTACCCGTAAACTTTTTCTTTAACCCTTTTTCAATGGATTGCTTTTGTTCATTTGACGGCTCCCCCTCGTTGAAATTAATCAACTTGCTGGCTACAAAACCATCTTTGGCCATTCCCAAAATATGACGGCTCATCATCCTGTCCGCATCAATGTAATTTAATGCCTGGATGTAAGATGGTAATGGGTAAACATCATTCTGATCCCCCACTCCCTTTACAAAAAGTATCTGTGTTCCTTTCCTGTCGTTTACGTCAAATGCGCTGTATGCCCTTTCTTTAATCCTGTCCTTCGCTGTGATCTGTTTAGACACATCCCATTCATCCTTTACCCAAAACAAAGAATTTTCAGCATTCGTTCTGACCTTGTGGAACTTCAAATAATACACACCGGCAATCGTTCCGGCCTTGCTCCATACAACCTGTAAATAATATCCCCCGAATTTCTCATAATCCAATACGCAATTTCTCAGTACATCGTTCCACGTTTCTGAACCGTTTGCAGGAGGAAGGTCACCGGAAAAACCATTACCGAAAATATACGTTGCCTTACTTTTAATGATTGCCCCATGCTTCGGGCTTTCAATATACAATTCATTCAGAAATGAAGGATAGGTGTTGTCATCCCCAAACAGCACCATTCCGCTGCCCTTCCTTTCAGAGAACTTCGGTTGCTTCGCCTGTGCGAACTGTATCTGCATTATTTTATAATCAACCATGTGTAATAAATGTATTGTCTTGTGAACTGTACTCATCCGGATTAAAGTCCGCTCCTGATAAAACCATGAATCCTTCCTCAACCTTATTCAAGCCATTTGGATCGGTATTTGAATCACTCAACTGCTCGTAAATTTCATAAGTCCAATATCCTACTTCTTTAAATAGTGATCCGTCAATGATTACCTTATTATATCGTAGTGGGTAAGGGCTTATATCTGTACCTACATAAGCCACGTTTGTGTTTGTACTTGTGTTCGTAAAGATAAAAAGAAAATATGGATTCGACAATACACATTGCTCTGTGCCTGTGAATAATAAAGTACTGTTTGAATCTTTTGTAATGTGCAGCATAATAAAAAAGGGATGAGGTTTTGCCCCACCCCTTTTGGGTTTTTTATATAATATTATTTTATGACCCAGGTGTCTCCAAAGCCAACCCAACGGCACTTGCAACCTCCAACACAGGCTCCCTTTGTTCCCCGGCAAATGTCAGGTTGTAACCGTTCCGGTCACCTCCGGCAATTCCTGAAGTACCGTCACCAGTAGTTAACCAAAGTCCTGCTTCACGGCCATACATCGTGTATCGGCCCGATAGCTCCTTTGTTACAATCAGGACTCTTGCTTTAGCCAACACAAGAACAAGATTCCTTGTCGCTGCATCCCTTTTATTCAAAGGCATAGTGAACTCATGATTGAAAAACAAAGTACCATTCTGTGTGTTGCCTACAACATTATCACGCCCTTCGGCTGTACTTTGCGGAATCTCGAATTTATAAAACCTCTTCCCTGATGCTTTGGTTATGCCCGTTACCAATCCGCTCACTTCGGCCACCGAAGTCACATCGTTGAAATCAATGATGTAAACTTCCGTATTACCGCCAGCAGCATCCCGGCAATCAATCGCATAACCTCCACTTATTGCACAAGCCATAATAATTAGATTGTTGATTTGAACTTGACACACTCAGCAGTAAACGCTACGTTTACGCCCATTTTGAAAGCTGCCCTGAACCGGCCTTCGTTGTTATCTTCGCTGTACCACAGCTTATAATTCGCTTCTTCACCTTCTGCATCCACACCAATGGCAGCGATTGCCAGGCGGAAAGCATACATATCACCGGTACCATCCAAACCGTGAACCGCTTCGAGGCGAATCCCTGTACCCGGAACAGTCAGCCCCCCGTAATTTGATTTGTCGTTAAAATCATAGTGGAAGTAATTAGCTGCCACACCTGCATCAACATACAGGTCATAAGTGTCATAACCGCAGAAGATAACCGTATCAGTACGGCCTTTCAAAGCCGCAGGGATAGCGTTCTTTACAGCCTTCACCGCATTGATGATGTTGGATGAAGTCAGGCCTGTGATAACACCTACGCCGGTGAACCCGTTCACGTTTGCATCAATCGGGGATCCTGCATCAATCAGTTTAATAAGGCCGTCGAACTTGTTCAAGTTTGCATCTGAACTGTTGGTATCGCCTTGCCAAATTGCCTTTTCAAGCTGGGCAGAAATCCTTTCATTCTTACGATTGGTGTATGCTTCTTCCCATGCAGCAGGTTCAAAACTTTCATAAGTCGACCCGGCACGCATTGCCTCCTGAATGAAAGAAGTCTCTAACGTCTTAGGACAAAGAGCTTCTTCAACTTTGATTTTACCAACGGTTACAGTACGCTGCGTAAATGTTGTTGTACCTGATGGATCCCATCCGCATGCATCTGTTTGAAAAAATGCATCGGTGTCCATTAAAGGAATAGCTTCTGCACTTTTTACTTTGGTCAACACGATACCGCTGCGGGCAATCAGCTCCTGTGTTTTTGCACCGAATATTGCCGATGTCAACAGCGGCTCTACCGATTGCCTTGTGTATGCTCCTAAACTTCCGATTGAAAATGCCATGTCTTATTTTTTAAATAGAATTTTTGAAATGTTGTTTACCGTTTCGCTTACCGTTTTATCCTCTGTTTTGAAAATGTTCTTTTTGACAACTACCGGGTCAGGTGCAGCAGTAGGCTGTGTGGCAAGCAGTTCAACCGCTTCAAGTACGCCCTGCATGACCTTCATCGTGTTTTCTTTCTGCTCCTTCATCGCTACCTCCATCCCTTCAATGGATGTTTTGTATGCTTCTATTGCATCATCAGCAGCAGTTTCCCTGATCTCGTAACCCATGCAGTTCAGCATCAGTCCTTTCACCATCGCTTCCAGGGCGGTGATCCTGTCCTCAATCGTACCTACGGCAAAATTTTGCTTTACAACTTCCTGCATCTGTGCAACAGTCATAGGCGCAGGTAATACAGGAGCAGGAGGAGCAACGGCACGTACTTCTGAAATCACACCACCTTCGGCAACGACCAAGACAGTACCGTCCTGTAATGTGTGTTCGCCAGCAGGGGCAACACTTTCAGCGCCGGTCATGTCTTTAATCTTCACGATTCCACCGGCTTCTAATTTGTCGATGGTAACTTTTGTCGTGCCGTCTTGCAGGGTATATTCAGTTCCCATCGCAACGGGTGCAACAGGAGCAGGAGCCATGAGAGTATTGAAAAACTCTTTGACTTGATTTAAAATATCTTTTGGATTCTTTTCCATACAATAGGATATACGTCTTTTAGTGAATCGGGAATTTTAGATTGATTCAAGCAACCTTCGTAGCCTGTTCAACACTTCTTCTTCAGTCGGCTTTGGTACATCGTAAATAAACAATCCTTCAACCGAAAACCCTTTGAACTCGCCGGATTTTACTTTCTGCCAGGTGTTTTCATTTTCAATAAACATTGATCCAAACCATGATCCATCCGGTGCATCTTCATACCCGGTCATTGGTTTAATTCCCCTCGATGAATCGCTTATGAAACTTTCAAAAAGAACTGCGCCGGCCACCATTTTATTGGGGTCGTGCATTTCGTTAACATTTGATTGGTACTTTTTCTTTGCGTATTTTATTGCGATGTTTTTAATCGTTGGCGCATCAAATACGATGTAATGCGAACCGAACTCATCATTTTCCCGGTAGATGGGTTTATCTGCAATCATAAGAGGGCCGGAAACAATGCGCTGATCTTCGCTTTCTATTTTGTATTGCTGTTTGTGTAGGTTGAAGTATTGGAAATCTTCTTGTATAGCAGGAAAGTCAACGAGCGCAACGGCTGTGACTTCACTCATCTCATCTGCCTTCGGGTCAATAACAAGTTTGTACACAGGTAAGTCCATAATAAGATATACGGATTTGACCTGAACGGGATTTTTAATTTATACGTGCTGCCCTATTCAGCCTCCTTACCCTTTCCTGATTTCCGCTTACATCGGTTTCAAGTACATAGGCCCGTGCCGCTACGTTACCGATTGCGTTTATGCTTTGCTGATTGAGACTTGTTGTCGTCGCCTGTGGGGCAAATGAACTGATTGAAGGTGCAGAAGGAACGGAACCTCCACCGCCACCGGGAACTTTTATTTTTGCAATTTCCCTGACTTGTTTTAATCCGGTAGCGATTACAGCAGCAACGCTCAGTACCCTTGCCACCTGTGCAGCCGGGCCGAATGCGCCATAATTAGCCTTTAACGCTTCAGATGCGCCCTGATAAGTGTTTATAGTTGCTGACGCAATCGCTAAAGCCTTTCCGGCTGCTGTTTGTTTCCCGAGAAGATTAGCGAATGTTTCTGCTGTGTTGGCAACAAGATTTAAAGTTTGGATCTTCGCTTCGGCTGCTGCTTTATCCGCTGCCTGTTGCTCTTCCAAATTCTTTACAAAAGCATCTGCATAGTACTGATCCCAAAATATCTTGTTTTCGGCCTGTGCTTTATTCGCTTCATCTTCGGCCTTACTTTCTGCTTCAATTCTTTTTTCAAAGTCCAGTAAATCGGCTGCATCCTGATCTTGCCTTTGCTTCCTTAATGATTCCTGAAACTTTGCCTCTTCTGCCAAAGTATCATCCTTCACTTTCTTTACAACCTCTTTTCTCTTTTCAGCATTCGCAGCGGCCTGCTCCAAACCTTTCAACTCAATTTCCTGATTCAGTTTTTGTAACTGCTGCTGTAATGCAGTATCGTCTGCACCGAGTAATCTTTTGTTTTGCTCAATCAATCCATCTACGATCCTTTTTTTATTCTGTAACCCCTGAAGTTCTATCCGGTCGATTTCTGCCTGTGTTGCGCCTCTTGTCTTTGCTCTTAACTTGTCAATATTTGTCAGCCGGTCAATTTCTGCAAACTGTTTACCGAAAAATTCATTCGCCTCACTTGTCGCATCTGCTAAAGCCTTTTGGGTGTCCAACTGATCCTCCGATATTCCCAGCCACTCCTTTGCTTTGTCGGCTATATTGCCGATGAACTCGAATACCTGCTTTAATCCAGGTATGAGGTTTATTAAAGTCTGCTTTACCTTTTCAAAATTTGTAGCAATGGCAAGCACACCGATGGCAATCGCTCCGATGCCGGTGCTGATAATCGCACCACGTAACGTACTAAACGCCCCGACTACTTGCGTTTTGATAACAGCGGACAAATTCACGAATGCATCTTTTGCCGCAAATAATCCGTTCACGCCCTGGCTTAATGCCATTGCAGCATTCAGTTTTACAAGCGTCTTATTAAGCTCCTCACTCTCTGAACCGAATAAAGCCTGCACTCCTTGCAATGCCTGAAATCCACTTACCGCCCCTGTAATTGCGCCACCCAATGCAGTGAACGGAGCATCAGGAGAAAAAGAATCTGATAGCGCCTTTGCATCACCAATGGCATCTTTCAGATTCGCTACTTTCTTTGCTGCTTCGGTAGCTTCTTTACTTGTTGCGCCAAACTTTTCAGTTAATCCTAAAAGTTCCTGATTGGCTTCGCGCAACTTCTGTTTGAAACTACCTACCGATTTTTCTACGCCGGATGTTTCCGCCTTTAATTCAACGCCTATTACTGTCTTTGCCATTACTGAATGTTTATTATAAATTGACCTTGCACATCCCTACCTACTGCATTCGTCCAACTCGTTGTAGTACTTGCGCTATTTGAAACCGTCACCGTGCTGCTGTTTGCAGGAACAGTTGCCACCGAAGCCGATTGCGTTGTGTTATTCCTTGTATGCAGGATAAAGTACTGCGTACCCCATGCGCTTGCGCTGTTTGGTAATGTAAATGATACCGTCGTTCCCGTACCTGTTCCCTCAAACTGCACCATTACCTGCATAACCTTGCCCACTATCCTGT